ATAGTTATTTGCAACTTTAGTGCCTGCCGTTATCGTAAGGGCAAGATAAGCCGTATGCTTCAACCCTCCAACAAGCCCAGCTTTGTCAGCTTGGGTTGCACCTGGAACTCTAGAATCAATGCTTTGAGTGCCGTTACCTACATAAGAGGTGTAAGAACATCCTGTTAAAGCGGAATCGTCGATTAGAATATTATTTATCCTAATATCAGAAAATCCATTAAGTTCTCCTTCTGCAAAGCAAATCATTGCCGTGAATGTATCCGTGCCTGAGCTTTGCCAGATTTTATTCCCTGCGGCTCTTGCCTGTCCGTAAACAATAGGTACGCACAAGGAATTGTTTGCTTGAGTCTCTAAAGGCCCGAACCGATAAGCTGGACTTTCAAAGTCAAAACCTAAATTATTTGTATTTGTTATACTCATATTTTTCCTCGAAATCTTTTTCTACTAACTTTTTATTTTTTATAATATCTACTTCGTTGGTGTTGGGATAACAACGGATGGATATCCCCCAAAGTTCGTAACATTACTAAGAGCCTTACATCTTGTAAGTGTTTTGTCGCATTTTGTTTGGCTTCCAGAATAGCTGCATTTACTACCTTTGAATTTAAATTGACAATTCACGTCATAAACCATATTGGGACTTAATGAAGAATATTGGTTTAAAATCCTTTCAATAGTGAATACAAAACTCTTTGCCGATAGTTGTATTTTGTTTATACGACCGTCAAAAACCAATACCGGATTACCTATTATAGTTGTTGTATCTCCGTCAAATATAATCTCTTCAACTTTGCATTCTCTGTTGGTAAGAATATCCCCATTGTTTGCGACAAGGGAAGAGAATTCTTGATCTATATCAGAGGTGCTAACAACCATTTTGTCTACTGTTCCATCAAGTGATGTTTCAATCTCTGATGTTTGAACCATTCTTGTATAGTAGGTGTTCGAATTAATAACAATATTCGCTATAGTGTCATTTGCTAAAATTCTAAACGGTCCATCATCAAGCTGAATGGTTACCAGAGTCCTTGTTTTTAGAGTGGTTTTAGCTACTTCTGTTTTTTGTGCTGTTGTTAAACCTTTTCCCATCAGTCATTTACCTCCACTAGCTTAATTTTGAAAGTAGAGTATCCTGATTCCATAATATTAAAGTCAAGTACGTCAGAATCAAACCTAACTAGATATTGCTGACCGTCTCCACCTTTTGAAGAGTCCCATGTCCAGTTAAAAGCTATTTTTCGACCTTTTTGGGTTTTAAAGAATGTTGCTATTGCAGCTGTGTTAGTCGCATTCTTTTCAAACTCCAACGCCCAGCTCATCCTTGGATTTGTCCAAGCATCACGTCTTTGCTCGTTGCCTGTGAACGTTTCATCTACAATAGTTTTGTATTGAATTGAGTTCACATAAGCATTTTTGTAAGGATAATTGAAAGTATCTGTCATTTTGTTCACCTCTTTTTTCTATCTAATTACACTCTTTTATTGTTAAATCTTTACCACGGGAATGCTAATGCTGCAATCCAACCGATAAAAGCCCCTATTGCATTCCCAACTGCCACACCCACAGCTGAAGTAGCTATTGCGTTTGCAATACCTGTAACCACGCTTACAACGGCATTAGTTATTGCCGATGTTACGAATGATATAGCTGAGTTGACCCAAGCTACAGCTTGACCTACAACTGTATTTGAAAGTGCTGTCCATGCACTACTTACGGCTTGCCCAAAGGCACTATTTGCAATGGCGGACCAAGTAGATGATGCAAAAGTTTTCATTGCATATGTTGCCATATTATAGTAACTTTTGTATTCTTGGATTTTTCCTACAATTTTTGCTCCTTGTTTACCTAAAACCATTTCTGTGGCACGACCAACAAAGTACCCTGTTAACATCTGAGCCCCTAATTGGACGCCACTATATAAAACTTTCGTCATAGATTCCATATTCGGAGTTTTGAAGACCTTATTCAAGCTTGCTGGGTCGGATGCAGCGGCTAAGCTCGTTTCACTAACACTACCCTCAATATTGCTTGGACTTGCTACAGCTCCATTTTTAGTCAAAATTCTTTGTGTCGGGTCTGTATTTACTTCAGGGTGAGTATAAGCATTATCAGCTGATAATGCTTGGTTGGGAATGTTCGCAGCTTGACTTGCTGAATTTCCATCTTTTGATACATAACCATTGAGAACCGTACCGCTTGGAGATAGGTCTTTGTTTAGAACATTTCCCCCAAAAAAATTTGATAAAGTATTAAGAGTATTACCAAAGCCTTTCTGTACAGCCGCCAAATTTTTATCAAAACTCTTAGCAAACCATTCTTCAGAATTTCTTATATAAGGATAAATTTTGTCATACCCTTTATCAAGTATTTCATTCGTGTTCTTACTCCAGAGATAAGAGTTAGTTAAAGCCGTAGCACCTCCCACAGTCGTTGCAAGAGGTATATTACCTGTAACCGCTGCCGTTGCAAGTGCTCCGCCAACAAAACCTATCCCCAATCCATAAGTTCCAATGATAGAACTTCCAACTCCAGAAACAAGACCTTTTATTGGGCCATCCTTATACATTTCAAAAGGAATTGATATCCATGGCATAATTTTTGCAGCATTGCCTAAAGATTTTGCACCACTAATAAATCCGCCTAGCGTATCAACATTAGCTGTGATACTCAGAGCCGTCGAAGCGTTGCCAGCTATTTCCTTTTTTGGGGCAAGTTCATCAGTGTTTATAAAATCTGCCATTAAGCTTTAACTCCATCTATAATTGTTCCAAAAATAAAAATCAAAAGAAAGCTTATTGATGGTATACCAATAAGCAATGTTCCAATCATTGCCCACTCCCGTTGATCTTTTCGAAAATGTTCTATACTTTCCCATTTTTTATTTCTCCAAGCCCATTCATTGCCTTTTATCCCACACACAATAGCCCAAATAGCACCTAGAAGTGGGATAAGGGCAAATAAAGTAAGATAACTTTTATTAAATATGCCCCAAAACCAATTTAAAAAGAAAGCACCCCAATTCCATTTGGACAATTCTTTTTCAATTTCAGTGCCTTCAAAATTACTATTATAAACTAATTTTTCTCCAAGCATATTAAACGGATAAGGAATTCCTGTTTTAAAACTATCCTTAAACTCATTCCATATACCTTTAAGTTCATTTTTTTCATTCGCATATTTATCTTCTATAAATACTGTATTGTCTTGTTGTTTTGTAAGCAAGAAAGATTGAATTAATAAATCAAATAAAACTATATAAACTATAGCCCAAAGAAATGAAGTTAAAATGATTTGTATATAAGCAAATTTTAAAAACGGAAAAACAAATTGAATTAATTTATTTGAAACAAAATATATTAAAATACACGTTAAAAATTCAAATTTTGCATTTGAAATTATTTTTAATAATTTAGAAAAATTTAACATATCAATAAATTTAAATCTTTTAGCATATAGACATGGAATAACAAACATCATAAAAATTACAATAAATTGTTTTGTTGCCTCGTATAAAACTTTTAAATATCCACTATTGAATTTTTCAAATAAGGCACCTAATGGCCAAAAAATAAGCCCAAAAATAATCATAACAATGACAAATCCAACTAAGCATATAAATCCTAGTTTGAAATATCTCTTAAAGTCTAATTTCCAACTGGGAAGCTCAACAGAAATATTGTTAAATATATTATGGGCATATTGGCTATAATATCCCCAATATAAAACCATTAACATAATTAATACAACATGAACACCAAGAATATCACGATAAGATGAATCAAATCCGGTTAAACTTAATATACTTAAAACAATCAGTCTTAAGAACCAATCTTTCCCGCTAAATGGTAACAATATTGCTTTTTTAATATCTAATTGCATAATAATCCTTAACTTATTGCCGCTGCCGTTTCATTCATAACGTAATCTCTGATTTTACTGTTATTCACAGTAGGTATAGCAATCCCCGCTGCTGAGACAATAGCATAGTTCTGAGCTCTATAAGCTACTTCTACCTGTAAAGCTTTACACTTGTACAAAACAAGGTGAAAATCGCCTATAGCATCTGTAGAATAGTCTATTTTACCCTCTAGTTTAAAATATTTAGGTTCACTATCTTCGCTCAAAGTAAATGTATGTTTTTCATTAGGCGTAGTTCCTGATGTCGTTACCGTACCACCTTCTAAAATGTTTAAAGCATCAAGGCTGACTTTAGCGTTAGAAAAAGCCCAAGTTATTGCTTTGAGTTTTTGATAAATACCGTCAATTTCTTCATCTTGCATCAATTGCTTTTGAACATAATTTGGTTTTAAGTCGATGTTTTGCATGCCTGCCACATCAACAGCACTTCCATATGTTAAACTCGAAGCATTATCGTTAGTCAATTCAAATATTTTTACGTCATCCAGCCCTAATAAGCCTGATTGTGTTGGTAATGTCATTTTATTATCTCCTTTTATTAAAAACGTCGTCTCTATGTAAATACTTAGGTATCTCTAGAAGTATTTGCTACAAAGTTAAATGTAAACAATGTATTACTGCTCGCGTCAGTAGAAGCATAGTGAGGTGGCTGAACAGCTTGAATAAACATTTTTCTGTTACTGACTAATTTGTAACCACTTTCATTTCCCACCAGTTCATTATACACATCCCAAACTTTACCTTGTCCAGTAGTATAATCAGAGTTTCTAACTGTAATAGTAACAGTTTGCTGAATGTCGGAAATCCCAGGCGGAATAAGAGCTTGCTTTGTAAGTGAGTTTAATGCACTTGTCAAAACACTATCAGCTGTGGTGATTACTATTACGTCAGTAGGCGTCGTGGGAGCAGCACCTAGTGCAATATTTCCGCT